AAATACCCTACACAAGTTACAGAAGAAACAGAAGATGATTACACTTTTGACTTAGATACAGATGCTTTAGAAATTATGCCGTATGAAGTAGCAGGATTACTATTAGCTAGTGATGTATCAAATAATTATGGGCAAATTTACACTAACTTATACAGAGAAAAGATTACTCAATTAGATTCAAGAAAATCTATGGTAAATGTAATGTTCAACGAAGGGATTAATATTTAATGGCGGTAAGTGGTAGTTTAATTACTCGTAACTATACAAATTTCAAAGGTGTAGATTTTTCTAGTAGAAAAGATGAAATATCATTATATCGTTCTCCAGATGCATTGAATGTATGGAAGAACTATAAAAGCAACAACGGAAGATGTATAGAAACAAGACCAGACATAGAATTGATTGACACATTCGATAATCCTGTGTATGGTCTATTTTTTTATACAATCAATACAATAGATCACAAAATAGTACATACAGGTACTTCATTAATTGATATTGACCTTTCAACTAATGAAAAAAAAGTAATAAAAGAAAATGGTATGAAACCTGCTAAAAGTCAGGCATTTATAAGTAATAATATATTCTTTATTAAAGATGGTTTAAATTACTTAGAATATGACGGAGAAACATTAAAAGATGTAGAAGGTACAATACCAGTAACATTTATAAATTGTAAGCCTAGTGGTGGTGGAGTAGCTTATCAAGACCATAATATGCTAAGTGCAAAAGAACAAAATTGGTTTTTAGCAGATGGTAAATCAAAAGAATATATGCTAAATGACAAAGAAATAAATAGCGTTGATAAAGTATGGGTAGATGATGTACTTAAAACTAAGGATACAGATTATACAGTAGATTTAGTACTAGGTAAGGTAATATTTAAAACAGCACCAGCAGAACCAAATACAGAAGGGCAAGACAATGTAAAAATAGAATATACAAAAAACAGTCAATCAAAAGCAGATAGAATTAAGAAATGTTCTTTACTAACAGTATTTGATGACAGAATATTCTTTAGTGGTAATGTAGATTATCCTAATTACATATTCCATAGTGAATTTAATGGTATTTCTGGACTTGCTGATCCAAGATATATAAGCGATACAGATTATTATTTAGAAGGAATAGATACATCAAGAGTAAAAGCAATGGTTCCTGGTAACAATGCTTTATGGGTATTTAAAGAACCAAGCCAAGCTAATACTTCAATTTTCTATCATGTTCCTAATGATATTTACAATGAAAATGTAGGAGAAAATCAAAGAGCATATCCAAGTACACATTCAAGTATTGCTACAGGTTGTGTAGGGAATGCAATAAACTTTATGGATGATATAGTATTTTTTAGTCCAAGAGGTATGGAAGCTTTAGCAACTACTGATGTTACAACAGAACAATTGTTAGCACATAGAAGTTCATATATAGATAGCAAATTATTAAATGAGACTAACTATAAAAATATGCTATTAGAAGAATGGGAAGGTTATTTGTTAGTAATTATAGATAATCATATTTATTTAGCTGATAGTAACGCTGACTATTCTAATAGTGCAAGATATGAATGGTATTACTGGGAATTAGATATAAATGTAACAAGTACTTCTGTTAAAGACGGAGTGCTTTATTTGTGTGGAAATAACAAGATTTACACATTAACTAAAACTGACACAAACATAAATTCGTATTGGACAACAATAGAAGATGAATTTAAATATCCTCAATATTTAAAAACAACAAACAAGAAAGGTTGCGTAGTAGATGTTGTAGGAGATATTACAATATCAGAAAAATTAGATAATAATGGTTTCCAAACAATAGATACATACAAAAATACAAAAGGATTTGTAGTAGTTAAAAAGAAGAAGAAAAAATGGAAATCAATACAAATGAAATTTAGTTCAAATAAACCTTTTAGTTTATATTCCGCAACATTAGAAAGTTGTGTTGGAGGATATGTTAAAAGGTAGGAAGGAGATTATAAATGGCTATAAATTATAACGATTCAAGATTTACTGAATTAGAAAAAGAAGAATCGAAAGCAAAACAACAAAGTAATAGTACTTATGATAATTTGATAAGTCAAAGCGGTAAGTATTATGACAATCTTATTAGTCAAAGTAAAGATTGGGCAAATAAACAAGCCGATATACAAAATCAACAAACAGAATTTGCAGTTCAAAAGATAGAACAACAAAAAGAACAAGCTGCAAAAGATTATACAAAAGAACAAAAAGGAGCATATCAAGATTACATGAAGCAATCTAACGCTTATGGATCTAATATGCAAACAGCAGGGCAAAAAGGACTAGGTGGAAGTGGTTGGAGTGAAACAATCCAATCAGGATTCTACAACACATATCAAAACAGATATGCACAAGCTAGAGAAAGTTATAATGAAATTGTTATGAATTATAACAACAACATAAAAGAAGCTCAATTACAAAATAGTTCGGCTATAGCTACTATCTATGCTGATGCACAAAAAGAACAACTAGAATTAGCTTTACAAAACTTTACAGTTATTAAAGATTTATCATTAGCTAAACAAGATGCTTATAGAGATATAGATAACGAATATAACACTAGATGGAGACAAGTAGAATCTCAAATTAACACTGAAAATGCACTAGCAGAACAAATTAGACAATACAATGAAACATTAGCAGAACAAAAACGACAAGCTGATATGGAACAAGCTTATAGAAACCAACAATTAGCATTACAAAGACAAGAATTAGCTCAACAACAAGCTCAATGGCAAGCTGAATTTAAAGCATCTCAATCAAGCTTAGGAGGTTCTGGAGGTGGATCTAGTAGCGGAGGTAGTTCTAGCGGTTCAAGTTCCTCTAAAAAATCAAGTAGTTCTAGCAAAAAGAATACAGGTGCTGGTGTAGGGGCGGCAGCGGCTTCTTTAAGCAATTCATCAAGTTCTGTGAAAAATCATTACAACACTGTTGCAAAACAAATAGATAGTTATATGAGTAGAGCGAAAACAAGTTCATCTATGACTAAAGCAATGCTAAAATCAACAGCTAAAGCATCATTAAATAAAGCATATAGTGATGGTTTAATAACTAAATCACAATTTAAAACATTAGCTAATAAATACGGTTTCTAGAATAGAGGTGATTAAATGGCTATCAAAAAGAAGAAAAAAGATGAAGAAAGTAATTATGTAAAATCAGTCTTAAATGGTACTTACGAATGGGAAATGCCTTCGGTTAAGTTTACTAGTAAAAATGATAAAAAAGCAGCTATTCAAAACGATATAGCACCAATTAAAAAAGCTACAACTTCATCAAAAACAAGTATAGCTCCAACTAAAAATACTAACAAAAAGAATATAAATAGTTCTCTTTCTTTAAATCAAATGCAAAGTAGAAGAAAAGAGTTACAATCTCAATTAAGTAATTATAACAGAGAAGAGAAAAGAAAATGGTGGGATTCTGATGATAATATCTTTGAAAATGTCGGAAACGTATTTTATAAATTATTTGCAGAAGACCAAGAAACAAAATATAAAGAAGATAAAAAATATAACCAATTACTTGGTGAATACAATCAATTAAATAAAGATATAGAAAATTATGATGTTGCTAATAAGAAATATGAAAAAGGATTCATGGGTTATGTTGATAAATCACTTGACACTATTTTAGGTAACGTAAAGACAGCCGAAAAAGGTATGACAACTACCGTTAAGAAAATATTAGGTCAAGAACCTACAGAAGAAGATTATGAACAACATTATTACGAAAAATTATCTCAAAAAGCTTCACAAGAATCATCAGGAGCGGAAAAAATATCATTAGACATTACTGGTGGTTTAGCTAGAATGATTCCTCAAATGGCAATGCCAGGCGGTAAATCAGCTACTTTAGTCGGATTTGCTAACTATGGTGGTGGAGCTTATAACGAAGCTAGAGAAGATGGATATTCTGATGAACAAGCTACAGCATACGGAGTAACAATAGGATCTATAGAAATGGCTTTGACAAAAATATTAGGTTCATTTGGTGAAATCTATGGTAAAACAAAGTTAGGGAACGCTTCACAATTAGTAATTGATAAATTTATACCTAAAATTATTTCTAATAAACAAGTTAGAGGTGTTTTAACTCAATTTGGAAGTGAAGGAATAGAAGAATTTGCTCAAGAATATATTGGAAATATTGTTAAAGATACAATATTAGACGAAAAAGGATTAATAGATTCTACTTGGGAGAATATAACTGATGCAGATGTACTTGCAGATGCTTTATATTCTGGATTTATAGGTGGTTTAACAGGAGCTGCGGTAGAAACACCAAACGCTATATCAAAATATAACTATGAAAAAACTACAGGTAGAGATGTTGAAACTGGCTATACTCAAAACGAACAATCTGTAATAGATTCGTTAGTAGAAGAACAATCTAATGAATTATTGAAACAAAAAGCTATTGAAAATGAGGTAAATAACCTTATTACAGCCAAAGAAAATGAACAAGGCGGTATTCTATCGACTAAAGAGAAAAACGCTATTAGAGAAGGAATACAAGCTAAAATAGACAATGGTGAGATAGATGTTTCAAATAATAAATTAACAAATAAAGAAATATCTAAAATAAAACAAGAAG